TTATCACCTATAGTGTTATATCACTTATAATATAAAAAACACTTATAAGTGTAACACCTTGAGGGTAATAAAAAGTTTGATCCCTGTTGTACTATAAACACCTATAGTGTAGCATCTTTAGTGAAACTCCCTTACTAACTATTTGTACTATCAAGTTCTAGCTTGATTAGTTTGTATAAAAACTTGACTAAAAAGAAAAAAAAAGTATACCTAAATGACGATTTTGTACTAGAGGATTTTTATCGTGCTATTCAAAACAATGCTTTGGATGGTTTGCATATTCCTCATAGTGATGTATTCTATGTACGGTCGGCTATTGAAGGTCGTTCAGGAATACGATATCCTTTACAACAAATTGAATCTGCTATGAAAGCAGAAGGATGGAAAAAATAATATGGCAGCAGCACCATTAATTCACTTAACAGGTAGAGCAGTTATAAAAGGTTTGTCAAAAGCCTCTAAGTATTTTAGAGACAAAAAAGACAAAATAGTGTATGAGAGAAGACAAAAAGAGCATGATAAGAGAATGAATACTGTTGCAGCTAGAAGAAGAAAAGAAAAAGCTGATGCTGAAATTAAAGCCTATAATGATAAATTTAAACCAGATGCTAAATTTAAAAAAAGTAAAGAGTACAAAGAGTTTGTAAAAAGTATACGCAATAAATATGAACCCAAAAAATATTTTGATTAAGCATAAAGTAAACAAGGATAATTAATGGCTATACCTGACAGGTACAAGAAGATGGGCTTTACTAAACTAAATGTTTGTAAGAAGTCTAAAAGACCTGGAAAAAAGATGATGGTGCTAATTAAAGAGGGAGAGAAGTATCGTGTGATACACTTTGGTGATGCATCAATGGGGCATAACTATAGCCCTGAAGCTAGAAAGAGTTTCAAGGCAAGACATGCTAAGAATATAGCAAAAGGGAAAACAAGTGCTGCATACTGGGCTAACAAGTGTTTGTGGGGTGGCCCTAGTGCTAGAAAGAAGATGCCCCCTAAATCTCAAAAACATAAAAAAGGAGTAAGTTAAAATGGCACTACCGTTATTAGTAGGATTAGGTCTACGAACAGTAGCACAATATACAATGAGATATGGAATACCTGCTGCAAAAACTGCATATAAAGCCTACATTAAAAAAAATAAACCTAAAAATCCTGCAAAGATAACTGAAATTTTTAAAAATAAATCAGTTGTAGCCGCAGGTAAAAAATTTATAGAGAAGGGTAGTAAAACTAGAAAAACTAATACACCTAGATTACAAAAGAAAACAACCTCTTCAGAACAAAAATTAAGAAAAGCAGCAGAGCAATCTAATAAAAGAAAGAACGCAAGGAAAGATGATACCCTGCCAGGATCTCCTAAAAAAGATGATTATATGGGATTGCCAACAGAGACTGCTAGGTTAGCTAAAAGAGCTACAGATAAATCTAGAGCAATAGCTGTAAGAGATGGAACATCTAAAGCCTTAACGGTTACTAAGTCACAAAGTAAAAACTATCCATTAGTTGTTCAAAGAATGTCTAAGAACACAGACGTTAAAAAACTTCTAAACAATCCTAGTAAAGTAAATACTGCTAGGTTAAAAAAAATAGAAGAGGGTCTTAAAAAAGGATTCCCTAGAAATAAACTAATGAATAAGGTAATGGCTGCTACTACCGTAGGATCAATAGGAGCTTTGCTTTTACAAGATGAAACAAAGCCTACAAAAGCTGATAAACCTGAAAGAGGTGTTGCTCGCAAAGAAAGAAAAATAGATAACAGTTCGGATTACAGCAGAGCAAGTTCAGACTATAGGTCAAGAGGCACAGGTTCTGGAAGTAATAGAGATGCTTTAGCCAAAGCTAAAAGACCTAGTTATTTTCAAGACATTGATGCCAAGAGTTCATCTAGAAAATCTAAATCTAAATCTAAAGATACAGATAAAGATAAAGATGATTCTAGCAATGTAAGAACTGGCAGTGGTGGTAAAGTATTAACTGAAAGAGGTAATGTTAAAACAGATAGAAAAAAAAGAAAAAGACCATATGACCCTTCAATGATGGGTATAAGAATGGGACGAAACTTTGAATCTGGTGGGCTTGTAAAAGCAGATAAATATTTTAAAAGAGGAGCATCAAATAAATAGTGGCTTACTTAACGAGTAATATACCGTACTTTAAATGTTGGGTACGAAAAGAGTTTACGAATGGACATCAGAATTATCATGGAGAGTTTGTACATGCTATAGCAATAGCTGTAACAACAATGCCAGACAGGTGTCTAAGTTTTCAAGTGATATTTACAGGGTGTGAAGCTGACGATGGTTCACAAGAGAATGTACATGGTGGTGCTATGTGGGCTAGAATGCCATTGCCTAGTTTGGTAGGTGACATAGAACTAGATGAGTGGCCTGAAAGAATGCCTACCCATTTAGCACAACCTTGGGACGTACCATCGCATCATCATAGTATTATCCGATATGCGAGATGTAATCCTAGCCCGTGGATATGTAAGATAGATGGTGACTTTTACAAATCACGATACTTGTTTACGGTGGATTATACAGAAAGTGAAGTGGCAGATGACCCTGCCCAACACAAGCAATCGCATGTAATGATACTGACTGAAGGGCAATGGAAAGGTAATGTTGTAGCCTTACCAAATAACAGAGTAAGAGTTACTAGCCCTGCATACTGGGTAACTGGCGAAGGTGCTCCAGACTTTAGACCTAGCCAACATATACATTGTGCAGAACAAGATGATAGTTATACAGATCCAGAAGTAACATTTAATAATTTATATTCGGAGAATAAGAAATGATGAAGAAAAAAGCCTATGCTGCAGGTGGCACAATGAAGAAAAAGATGATGGCAGGTGGTGGTGCAGGAATGAAAAAGAAAGCCTATGCTGCAGGAGGAGCTGCTAAAATGCCAATGGCTAAAGATCCTAAGACAGGAAAGATGGTTCCTGCATTTGCTATGGACGGCAAAGGTAAGATGGCTAAAGGTGGTGCTAGTATGAAAAAGAAAATGATGGCAGGTGGTGGAGCCATGAAGAAAAAAGCATATGCCGCAGGTGGTGCTAGTATGAAAAAGAAATCATATGCTATGGGTGGAATGGGTACAGCTATGGTTGCACCTAAGAATAAAAAGACCAGAACAGGTACAGTTGTACCTACTATGATGCCTCCTATGACTAAGATGAAAAATGGTGGTACACCTAAAAAAAAAGTAAATCGAGGCAGATAGCCATATTATTAGCTGTAGGTGAGGTAAAGCCTAAGAAAAAAACTAAACCAAGAAAAGCATAAATGCCATTAATTAACAACAGTGCCAGTAAGTTTGTAACTGAATCGAAAAATATAACAGCCACATCTGGAAGTGCTAGTGGAGATGTATTATATACAGTGCCAAATAACCACAGTGCTCTTGTAGATTTTTTATTAATTAGTTCTGGCAATGCTAATAATACACATATATACATTCAGTTTTATCATAATGAAGATACTACATATCATACTATTGTGAATAAATTAGCAATGACAAATAACTCAATACAACAACTTATGGGCGGTGTTAGATTAAATTTACATCAGGCAGATAAGTTAGTTTGTTATACGGACAGTACAGGTAACTTTGATGTTACTGTATCTGTAGAAGAATTTTTTGACCCTGTGAGATGATAATGGATTTAATTTTATTTTTATGGATAGTAGGTGCTATAGGTTTTGCATTTTGGATGATGAATAGGGGAGGAGATGATTAATTATGGCTATGCAAAAAAAGAAAAAGAGCACTGTAAATGCTGCAGGTAATTACACCAAACCAAGTTTACGCAAAAGTATATTCAACCGTATTAAGGCAGGTGGAAAAGGTGGAGCACCTGGACAATGGTCTGCGAGAAAAGCCCAGATGGTTGCACAAGCCTATAAAAAAGCAGGTGGTGGGTACAAAAGTTGACATCTACATCTAGAATACCTAGAAAGAAAGGTCAGCCTGTAGGTTCTAAAAAACATTCTGATTTGTATACAGATGAGAATCCAAAGGGAACAATTAAAGGATTAAAGTTTGCTACCGTAGAAGATGCAAAAAGAAGTGTTGAGATTATTAAAAAGAGTGGCAAGAGTCATGCACATAAAATACAAGCAGCAATAGCAATGGAACAGAGGGCTAGGGTAGCAAAGAAAGCAGGAGCTGCTGCAGTGTATAGAAAATTCATTAATGCAATGAAAGAGAAAACTAAAAAAAGAAAGAAAGCATAACGATGGCACTAGCTAAATCTCAAAAGAGTTTAAAATCATGGACTAAACAAAAATGGAGGACTAAAAGTGGAAAACCTAGTACACAAGGCAGTAGAGCTACAGGAGAAAGGTATCTCCCAAGCAAAGCAATTGCTTCACTATCAGACTCAGAGTATCGAGCAACTACTAGAGCTAAACGCAAAGGCAGGAAAATGGGTAAGCAATTTGTGGCTCAACCCAAACGGATTGCCAAAAAAACAAGAAGCTACAGGAAAGTAGGTTAAAGTAATGGCTAGAAAATTAACTGAGAAGCAACAAAAATTCTTAGATGTTTTATTTGATGAGGCTAATGGAGATGTATTGACTGCAAAGAAGTTAGCAGGATATGCAGACAGTAACTCTACAACCGAAATCGTAAAAGCACTGAAAGAAGAAATTGTAGAAGTAACTCAGTTGTTTATGGCTAGAAATGGCCCACGGGCAGCTATGTCACTTGTAAGTGGCATGGTTGACCCTACGGAGCTAGGCATGAAAGAAAAGCTGAGTGCATCT